AGTGTTCAATACTCCAACCGGAGCAAAATCTAAACAATCCTTTAACTCATCTAAAGTTCCAGTTAAAAGCAAATCTTTAATTTCTTTTTCTGTATAATAATATTCAGGCTCTACTTCTCCAAGCAGTTCGGCAACAGCTTCTTCATTTCTGACGATTAAGCAATTTTCTAAAAGGTAGTGACCTCCTGAGCGGCCATCGAGTTCCCGCAACTCTCCCATTGTAACTTCTTTTGTTTGTTTTGGTTCAAACTGTCTACGAACATTTCTTTCTGGTAAACTATAACCGGTACGCCCAAAAGAGCGATTTGTTACTTTAACAATAGTTTCATTATTCAGCATTTAATACTCTCCTTTTTCTCCTTGTGATACAAATAAAGCGGGGGCTTTAAGCCCCCGTATAATAACTAGCGCTTAAACGCAGTATTAAGTTTATTTATTAGCGAGTCAGTTCGCTATTTACATAAGCGCAGATGTTGTTCATAATAATGTTTCCAACGCCGACTTTCTTGTAAGTCTGAACTTCTCTTGAATAGTCTTCATTTTCAACTTCACGAACGATTGTATTGCCCTCGAATACAATTTTAACTGGTTTTTCAGCGCCACTTGGAATGATGTAAGCAACAGAAGGGTCGATTACTTTTGTTGTGTTAGTTTCATCTTCATAAGACTGTGGCAGCACGATTACTTGATGACCTTTATAATTAGCCAGGTATCCTTTAGACCATTTTTCAATCTTATGAGTTTCAGCTACCCAACCCTGAGCAGGAACCATTGTAGCTGCAAATTCAAATGTGCAGTAAATAGCAGCTGGTCCGCCATAAGCATCAGCAATCTGAATCAGACGGTCCATTTCAGCTTCATCAAAACCAGTCTGATTAGAGCGGTTAGCAGCAGGAAGCTGACTAACAGCAGCTTTCAGGGAACGTTCAATTTCGATATAAATTGCTTCGTCCAAACCTTCAAGCATGATGTCCAGAACATCAGACATCTGGATACGACCATCGAGAAACTCCTCGAAGCCAATCTGAGCAGCACCACCAAGAGCGTTAGTTGGTACTTCATAGTTACGTCCGTCCAGTTTGAATACTTCGTAACGTCCAGCCAGACCTACGCGAGTAACGAACTGTTTAGCACGTCTTTTTGCAGCAGTAGTGATACGCTGAGTAAAAATCGCTTTGTCTCCCTGTGGAATAGTGCGAGTTTCTGCAAACTGCCCATAAGATTCCAGAACTTTTTTAGGCAGAACGTCATCAATAGTTTCTTCAATCAAACGGAAGATTGCGTTTTTATTTTCTTCAAATGTTCTATAATCACAAGCGTATTCATTTAATTCTTTACGCAGTGTGTCATTTAATTCAGTATAGCTAAATTTATCTTCACCAAAAGAATAAGCAACAGCAGAACTAGGAGTTGCATTAGCAGTGATTTTAGCTAACTGTGTCAAATCTTTAAAATTCATTGCCATGTTCTTTCTCCTCCTTACGCAATACGCATCAGCTTAACAGCTGGCTGGCCATCTGCCATTGTGTACACTTTAGCAATTTCAAACTGGATTGTTCCATCACCGTCTTTTGCTAAATAACCTTTAGCGTTAGGGGAAACAACATCTCCAACATTGAAATCTCCCATATCAACTTCTTTGTCATCTGCGTCATTACCAAGAGCCAGACAGTTAGTTGTATAAATGTCACCAATGTTAGTTTTCAGGCAACGTGGAGTCATCTGACCTTCAAAAGGGCCTGTTCCATAGTGAGTTTCAGGACCACCTGGTGTGAAGTCTTTTTTCTGCATAGCATAATCTTTATAGTACTGACGTTCTTTATAAAGTTTTACTTCATTGAAAACCATCAGCCATTCACCTTTACCAGTGAAGTTTACTTCGTGATTTGCATAATCATATTTTACAAACTGACCATTCTCCAGAATTTCAATATCTTTTGCAGCTGGAAGCTGAGAAGGGAGCTGGCCTGTTTTCTGGGCAGACAGTAAATTAGGTTCTACTTGTCCAAAGCCTAAACGTTTCATTCAGTTTTTCCTCCTTATAATTAACCATTATGGCGGTTATTTCTTAATGCAGTAATGTATGCCGGTACACTTCCTGCTGTTCCTTCCAGAGAATAAGTCATTGGAATTTCTTTTTCTTCTTCCTTAACTTTTTCTTCGGAGAAATTTACCTTATTTCTTACACACAAAATTGCAAGTTTAGCTTCAATTTCATCATAAGAATATTTGGCTTTATTGGAAATTACATCAATTTTATCTTCATCAGATAACATAGAGTAACTTTCAATCAATTTATCTTTCTTCTCTTCCTCGATTTGCGCTTTAAATTCACGCAGAGTTTTCACTTCTTCTTCAAGATTAGAGAAGTTTGTGCGGGCCTCTTCGGCCTCTTTTTTGATAGCCTCATAATCGGCCATTAGAGTATTATATTTATCTTCCAGTAGTTCATACTCTTTTTTCTTCTTTTTATCTTCTTCATCTTCTTCTTTAGAATCAGAATCTTTTTTATCTTCTACTGGCTCTTCTTTTTTCTCTTCTTTTGCTGGCTTCTTATCTTCTTTTTTATCTTCAGCAGCCGCCTGTTTCTTTTCTTCATCTTCTTCTTTCTTTTTAAAAGATGTTTCAGGTTCAACAGGTAAAGAAGTTTCTTCAACGATGTCTTTTACTTCTTCAGACATGGAATCTCCTTTCTTTTGCTCAACTAGGACTTTTTGCAAATCTTCCATCATTGAGAATAGGGTGTTCTTAACTTTAGAAAAATTACTAGCTTTTACCGACGCACCTTCAAAACAAGGTTCAACATCATCTCCTAAAATGCAAAGTTTGGAGAACGTTGCGTCATTGATAATGAAAAAATCTAAGTTTTTATTCGGGTCTTTTGCCCATTGTCCATTTAAGGTCTTTTCTTCTAACTCCATAGACTGACCTTTTCCTGAACTGATAACAGACTGACATTCTGGGAACTGTTCTGTCCAAAGATAGCCAGTTGTCATAAGATACTCTCTAACGCAAGTGTTACCAAGCTCATCTGTATCCTCAAAGAATTGAAACCAAACCTTTGCGTCAGGAGCCACAAAACCATAAGGCTTCGTTACACACGTAAACTCAAATCCTTTTTCTTCATCATAAACTAATCTACTACCGTGGTCATCAAAATCTTGCTTTTGTTCGTCATAGACTCCAACAATAGGGCAGCCTCTAAGAGTTTTAGACATCTCAGCGGCTACCTCTTTTGTTATACAAGAGCCATTTCTATTTTGACCTACATACATCACCTTAATATCGCAAGTGCTCATTAAAGGTGAAATATCTACCGGCTTAAGGTTAAGAAATTCAGGAGAATCAAGAGTGCTTACACTTTTGTTCATGTGTATAACTCCTTTCTCTTTTATTTAACTTTAAAATAAACGTTATTCTTTTCTAATCTTTTGTCCTAAGATTCAGATTCTTGGTTTTGCATACGTTTTTCACTTGTAGCTTTTCCCTGTTCTTCATTTGTTGGTCTGCCACCTTTTTTCTCATCATCAGTTTTTGCTGCTGAATTTGTTTTCTTGGAAGAAGTTTCTTCCTTCAAACTTTGAGCATTCATAGTATTAGAACTCATTGGTGGCACTAAACGCTCAACCAAATTTAGAACATCATTTTCAAAATAAGCTGTCGCTAAAATTGAGCTTTGAGATTGTCCAAGAGCAATCTGTGGAAGCATTTTGGAGTAACCCAACTGTGTCATTTCTTTATACTGCTTAGAAATATCTTTATAATTATAAATTGTTGTTGGCAAAATACTTGCTCTAAAAGAGTATTGTTTTGCACTTCCATTGTATTTCAAATCTAAGATATTGTTTAACAATGCTTCAAATTGCAAAACTAAATCCAATAGTGCGGCTTCATCATTTAAAATAGATTTCTCTAAAGCAATATTTCCATCAGTATTGAACTGCATTTGGGAAACACCAGCAGCATTGAATACGGCTCTTTCAGCTTTTGCCACATCATCAGAATCAGCACTAGTTTTTGTTTCAGCCATATCTTCAACAGAAATATCAGCAACTGTTGTAAGGACGTCAATACCAACAGCCTGACCAATCATATTGACTGCTGCTCTATGTAAATCTGCCATTTCATCTGTATCAAAGACTAAGTTATAATTCTTGTCGAGCGGGAACTTCTGTACAAGAATTTTTAATAATTCTTGCTCCTGTTTTTTTCGAGCAAGAGCTTGAGTATCTTCCAAATCAATTAAAGCTGGAATAACAGACATAAATAAAGGCGTATCTTCGTTGTTTATATTGATTTTGATTCCAAAATCTGGGTCTAACATATACCAACCTTTTGTATCTCCTTGGAACATTGGTGGTAGCTTGCCTCTGATATAAAGCATATAACCTTTTTTAAATTCTGGCGGGAAAAGGTTCAGCATCCTCTTTCTCTGTTCTTCATCTCTAAATTGGTCATCAAAATACTTCATGTTGAACTCAACGACTGGCCGCCCATCAGGCCCGCAGAATCTTGACCGACAATAGTAAGAAGGTAGCTCTTGAATCATTGGTCTATTCTTATTTAAAATTAAATAGCCATAATAGCTTCCTCTGCGTACAACCTTTAAAGCGATGTCTCCAAAAGCCTTTTTAATTTCAAAAGCATCAAAATATTTTAGAGCTTCGTCAAATTTTTGTAGACACTTGTTTTGTTTTGTTTCGTTAATTTCTTCATTTATGTATGGAGTAATATACCAATCATAACGATACATTCTGGCAGCATATTTACATAGTCTTGAATAAATACCATTTGTTCTGAAATAATAATCAGAAACCTCAATCATTTTAGGATAGTCCAGATTCCCAATAGCCTGCATGATATTTCTTTTATCAGACATATCAGGTCGAGCTTTTTTGGTCTGGGTTTGAGTGAAAATCGCATCAGAGAGTGTCTGGGCGCCGATTTTAATTTTACTGAAATCTACATGTTCTTTGCCATTCAAATTGTTTCACCTTTAGGGACGCAATTCGGCGCGCCCATATCCTTTCTAATATCCCGCAAGGCGAAAGATATAATCATAAGAGATTAAACTTTCGTCTGTGTATGGGATAACAACAAGAGTATAACCATGTTCTTTACAATATTCTCTCTTTAGTGTATCATTGTGGACCTGTTTCCGTAAGCCTTCAACACCTCCAAAGACACTCTTTGGTTTGTAGTGCTGTCACTGGACTCCCTGATATTCAATCAAGAAGTCTATTTCGCCACCATCGTCAAATACACAAAAATCGAATCGCAAAGGGTTACCTCTTGAACTTACCAAATCTGGAAAAGAGTATTCTTCTTCAAAAACTACGCCATTCCTTTGTAAAATTTCTTCTATTTTAATTTCTGCTCGAGATGCTCTCACGTGGCTCAACCCTCCTTTCTATCCTCAACATAGTAACGCCAAGATAAGCGTTCACCAGTTTCAGGATGCTGTCCAGATGTTCCACTTCCCTTTTTTAAATGAGTGCATAGTGCATTTGCACTAGTACCACACCATCGAGAAGCAGCTGCAAGAGAATCAAAAACTTCTCCGGTATTTATACATTGAACAGCTTTACATCTTCTTTTTCTGTATTCAGGGTCTTGCCACAAATCTCTTACTTTTTGAGGGTCTGGCATACATTTTTTTCTATATTCAGAGTTTTTCCATAGCTCTTTATTTCTTTGAGAAGTTTTTTCTCGTCTCTCTTGAGTCCAAGAGGCTTTTTGAGCCTGTCTATATTCCTCTGTTTGCCACTTACTTGCCATCATTTTCCCTTGAGCTTCTTTATACTCTGGAGTATTCCTTTGCTCTTTTAACTTTGAAACAATTTTCTCTTTTTCAATAGGATTGTTCCAAAGGTCTGCAAAATGATAGCCTGAAGCATTAGAACTTCTTATATTATAACCATTTAAAGGGTTTGTAGAATCATACAATTTTATATAATACGATTCTCTTTCATCTGCCATTTCCTTTGTTAAATTTTCTTCTAAAATAATATGGTCGAAATTATCCCAACCATAATTATTTATATCTCTAAAGAAAAAGGTATTCCCTTTATAGCCAGCCCCTTTTCGCCATCTGTCTTCTGGCTTTTGACATGTCTGTCCTACATAAACCAAGCCATTGATTCTGTTTCTATGAAGATAAATACAATAGCGTCGTAAGTTTGAAGACATAGGTACTCCTTTCTACATTAAATAAATTATATCATCTTTAGTTTCTACTATTTTGTCCGCGGGACCCACTTGGCCGCTTCTCGGATGGTATTCCCGCATCAATTAAATAACATTAAAGAAGACATTTTTCTTTTCTTTCTTCTTTTCTTTAAATCCTCTTGTATGTGAACATAATGAAGTCCATAAATAAATGCAGAGAATTTATCTTTCCTAATACTTTTAGAAGAACGCTTCAAAACAATATTTAAACCTTCTGTTGACTCAACTAAATTGAGTAACTCTTCACGCAGCGTAGTAGTTGCCGCATAAGGTTTAAGATAAGCATATCTTTGTGGCGTAGACATGCTTCTACCAACTTGTGTAGCAAGTAAATTTGTTTTAGCTTCTGTTTCATCAATTAACAAATTTACCTTTCCGGCGCTTAATTGAGACTTTGCATAAGAATACATCTCGGAGTTCATGCCGGCATTAGCTTTAATTATATATAAAGCATTTAATTCTGTCGCTTGCGTTCTGAATGCTTTGTACTTGCCATCGTCATCATTTTCAACACCAAAAGGAGGTAATATGTCTCCAGTCTCTGGGTCCTCATTTGAAATAACTAAAAAGTCTACTAAACCAGCACCAACACCATTGCCATCGACCACCATTGACTGACATTTATATTGATAATACAAGCGTTTCAAGTGTATAGACTGAATACCAAAATGTTCGGCCTCAAAGCTATAAATATTTACTAAATTTTTTATATCTTGACCATACTCTTGCGGATTTATTTTCCAAATACAGGCTTCAGTGGTACATCCGAATCGTCCAACATCGACACTCATTATGTAATATCCATGTTTTCCTTTTCTCTCTGAAGCTGTTGTTTCTGCTTGCTTTAAAACTCTATTCTTATCAATAATTTCAGGAGTAAAGAAAGCATCTTCACTTGCGCCACTCCATCTACTATTATATTCTCTATCAAAGCTCTCTTCTCGAAAAGTGTCCTGACTTCTTAAGTCATCTACGAAGGTTTCTTTTAGCAAGCCTTCTTTAACAGGAATCTGATAAGTTCCGCCCATTACCATTACTTCATCTTGGTCAATAGCACCGCGAACAAACAATTCTTTAAGTTTTTTAAAGGCAAAAGACTCTCTAAATCCGGCTGTTGTAATATAAACCTGACTTTGGTTAATAATTTCTTCTGGATGCCTGGTTCCATCAGGAAGCAGCCTATCAACATTCATCGTAGGAATCAGGATCTCGTTCAACGCGTCTTGGTCAATCAATATCGCTTCCTCAAGAACGCCCGCTGTACGACGTTGACCGCGGGAAGTTTCAGTGGCCGGCATATTTCCTAATTTAGAACCATTCTTCCAAACATAACTGACAGTATCTTTTGAAGTTTTTGAAGCTCCTCGTTCATGGTTAATTTCATTTGCAAAAGCTGGTATTAGGCTTTCAATCTCACTAACCTTTTGCAGCGTAATGGATGCCGCCTGCTCCTTGCCTCCGGTGGAAACGAATACGTCAATACCAGGGTAAAGGGTGCAACGAATCATCTGCAACAATACCGTCAAAAAGGACTTACTAAATGCGCGGGGAAAGGTACCGTAAAAATAGCGGTGTCGGCATGCTGCACGCAAAAAGATGCGCTGATAGGTGTAGAATTTAAACTTCGATTCAGGACCCTTCACAAAGTCCACGAAAATATCTGGATATTCCCTAAAAAAAGCGATGAGATTCCTCATTTCAGGAAGAATCTCTCGCAACCTTTCTTCAGACATACCTTCTTTTTTAAATTCTCTTTGATGGGATTGGTGTAAAATCGCTTCTAAACTCATATTCCCACCCTTTGAGCATCTTCTTTAGCCTCTTCTGCTCGTCTTTCTTTTTCAACCACAAAATCATCATCTGTTAAAGTTTTCTTAATACCAGTCTTCTTTTCCTCTTGTCTGTCTTTCTTTTCTTCCTCTTGCACTTTTTTCTTCATCAAATAATTTTCCATAGCGTCTGCCATCGTAGGGTCATCAGCAAACAAATGATAATTATAATCTTTAAGGTCGGTAATAATGGTATCTATTATATCATAAGGAGCTTTAATTTCATATCTCGGAATTGCGCCCCCTTCTTTTTCGCACCAACGAACAAGAGCGCCAATCGAATCAAAATTTTCTTTTTCTTCTTCTTTCTTTTGCGCGGCAGTAAACTTAGAAGACTTTCTCAAATCATTATAAACTCGACTAAGTTTTTGGTAGCCTTCATAGTCGCCGCTATCTAAAGCCTGATTTAATTTTAATTCAGTCTTGCAAATAAGAATTAAAGCTGACTTAGAGTCTGAATCTCTAATATCAAAAGATTCAGTCATCTCATTATATTTTTTCTCTAAATCAATCCATTCGTTCATTGAGTAATCTCTACCCCACTTCAAGAGTAACATCTTCTTATCTTCATCTGTCAAATCTTTTGTGAGGTCAGGAAGTTCAATCTTAGAAACCTCCGAAAAAGGTCCCGCCAACATATTATTAGCATCAATAGCAGAGAAACGAGAGGAAGGCAGTTCCTCAAAATAATTTGGAATATGTTTTCTATTGTTCTCATCTATCTGCTCTTGAATTGTTTGGCGGGCCTTGCAAGCCGCTTTTTGTGCTTCTTCAATTTGTCGCTCTTCAAACTCCTCCTTTTGCTTTACTGCATCTTGGTAAGTTTGATATTCAGCCTCTGTAATTGTGC